TATCCTGAGTATTACGATCAGATAATTGGTAAGAGTGTTTATGCTTACGCATCCCCTTATCTATCTATCGTTAGATACCACGACAAAGACCAAGACTTAATCTTTATACCAGAGCGTAATAACCTAATTCTATCTAATACACCTAACCCAGTAGGTAAGTGTTTAGCAAGAGTTGCACTTCGCTCATCCTTAGATGGTGAAGCTCGTGGACAATTTGATGATGTTCTATCTGTTCAATTAGCCCGTGCTCGCTTTGCAGTATTACAGATCCAAGCAGCAGAGAAATCTATTCAAGCACCTATCGCTATTCCACAAGATGTACAGGAGTTAGCACTAGGACCAGATGCAATTATGCGTTCTGCTAATCCACAAGGTATTCGTAGAGTTCCACTAGAACTACCAGCAGGAGTATTTACAGAGTCAGGTGTACTAGAGCGTGAGTTAAGATTAGGTTCTCGCTACCCTGAATCTCGTTCAGGTAATATTGATGCCTCTGTTGTTACAGGTCGTGGAGTTCAAGCATTACAAGCAGGCTTTGATACACAGGTTAAAGCAGCACAAGCGCAGTTTGCTAGATTGTTCCAAGAGTTAGTTGCACTTTGCTTTGAAGTAGATGAAGTTGTCTTTGGTAGTATGACTAAGACTATTAAGGGAACCGATGACGGTACACCTTATACAATGAAGTACACACCATCTCGTGATATTAAAGGCGAGTATGGCGTAGATGTACGTTACGGCATTATGTCTGGTATGGATCCTAACCGAGCCATCATTGCATTACTACAAATGCGTAGCGATAAGTTAGTGTCCCGTGATTATGTTCGCCGAGAAATCCCAATGGAGTTAAATGTTACGCAAGAAGAACAAAGGGTTGACATTGAAGAAATGCGCGATTCTCTTCGCGTTGCTGTTGCTCAGTATGCACAAGCTATTCCCGCACTTGCTGCCCAAGGCCAAGACCCATCTCAAATCATTGCAAGAATTGCTGAAGTAATCCAAGGTAGACAAAAAGGTTTACAACTAGAGACTATTATTGAGAAGGCTTTTGCACCAGAACCACAACCAACACCACCAGCAATGCCAGAGCAACCTAATATTCCAGCAGTAGGAGCGGCCCCCGTTCCTGCCTCGCAGCCAACTCCAGAACAACAAAGCGGAGAGGCCCCTGCTGCTGGACAACCTCAACCAGATATCGCACAACTACTCGCCTCTATAAGTGGCGCAGCTTAATATAAGGAGGTGAAAATGAAAAAGGGAACATTTCAAAAGTCTGTAGAGGTCAAACCTGTACAAGGTAAGATGGATACATCTAAACCAGTCGGCGGAGAAGTTAAATTCGGTTACACACCGGCAGGTCGTAAAGGAACAAAGGCTTAATTATTTTATTGACAGGAGCACTGGGTGAAAGATAATAACATCAATCGCCCAGTGCGATTGTCAGATTACTTAGTAATAATATCAGGATTCTTTTTAAATTTAACATCAGTGATAGAAGCACTTGCAGATGATCTGCACCAATTAGCTATCTATCATTCAACTCAGAAGAGCCAAGAAGAAAAAGTTTGGCAAGAATTTTCACAAGATTTAGAAACTTTAAAGGAGGAATAATGGCAAGAGGTCCATTAGCTGGCGCATCAGGTCCAGGTAAATACTCCAAGAGAACAGATATGGGTTTTGGTTCAACATCATATGGAGAAGGTGGCGAAACTGCTGCACTTAATACAGCAGCACCTAAGTCAAAGACTCGTGGTATTGCAGATAACGTAGGTGGTAGACCTACTGAAACAGTTGTGCGAACTCCAATAGCACCTTTATTTTCACCAACCCAAAGAGAAACTGAAGTAATTACTACAGGTATTGATATGGGTGAAGGTGCTGGTTCTGAAGCACTAATTATGCGCCAACCAGATGATACAAATTTTAGAGCATCTATAGCATCTTATATGCCAGTACTTGCTTATATATCAGATCAACCTAATACCTCACCTGAAACTCGTGCTGCAATTAGACAGTTAAGGGATCAGTTGTGAGTATATGGAACAGAATTGGTGATCTAGCTTCTAACGCAGCAAAGTTTGGTGGAGAAGTAGTAGGGGCGGCAACAGCCCCTGCACGGTTTGCTTGGGATTTGGGAACTGCTCCTTGGAATGATGATGATGAATATAATGGTTTTGTCCAACCCTTTAAAACTGCAGCAGCTAAAGCTGGCGGTGATATAGTTAAACCACTTGCATCTGCTGGTGGGGCAATATATAAAGTTCCAGGCGTAGCTGCTACTGGTGAATTTTTATATAAAGCAAATCAAGAAGTAATTAGAGAACCACTTGCAACCTATCAACTTGTTATGGGTGATGTAAATGGTGGTTTATTTAATTTCTTTGATCCTGATGCTTGGAAAAAAGCATATAAGGGTGCTCAAGAAATAGATTTTGGTAAGGCACTTTCTTCTGGCAGTATAGCAGCAAGTAGATTATCCTATGATCCACAATTTAATATTTATGATCCAAGAGAACGAGAAGCCGCATTTAAAAGCGGTATGTATAGTGTTTTAGAAAAAGGCGCGAATGTTGGTATTCAGATATTTGGTGATTTAACTTTTGGTGTTGCTAAAGGTTTACAAGCCGCTAAGGCAAGTACACTTGGTGTTGGTAAATTAAAGAACTCAGATTTAGTTGCTCAAGCAGCAGAAGATATTACTAAAGCACAATATGGTGTAGATAATCGTTTTACTAAAATATTAAAAGATTTTACAGATAATAATTCTGCCTATGCAATATCTCATCCTATGGTTAAGTCTTCATCTAACCCAGGATTACTTGCACACCTACTAGGTGATTCAGTGGATGTAGATGAAACTGCTCTTATTCTTCGTTCTGCTCTTGGTGATCCAAAAGCAATGAATGATTTGCGAGCACAGAGAACATATATAACTGATGCTCTAGAAGCAGAACGTGGTAAGTTGTCAGCAGTAGATGAGTTTAAATTATTTGCAGCCCCTGATGGTTCAGGTATGCTTCCATTCTTAAATGACTCACCTGCTGTAACAGAAGAGGCTTTGGCTAACTATAGATCTTTAGCAGCCACAGATAAATACTTTGCTGACCTTATGGAGGTTGGTAAAGGTGGTGGAGCATTAACTCGTACTACTGGTTTAGGATTACAAGGTGTTGAAGACTTTGTTGCAAAAGCAAGAGCTGTTAAATTTTATGATAAAAATATAGGTAATCCTAGAGTTGAGATTTATCAACCTACCCCTTTTCACCGCCTATATCAAAAGATATCTTATAATCAGGGAGAACGCCCTGCAGGTCTTGTAGATTTTAATGATCCTGATTCTTATCGTGAGGTTATTGCTAACGTATCCAGATTAGAAAAAAGAGCAAACTTAACTCCGTCTGAGAGTAAAAAATTATTAGATGATTATTTAAAGGCATCAACTCCTGAAGCAAAATTTACTGCAACCTTAAATCTTGAAGGTACCGGATTAAGAGCATTGGCAAAGAAGTATGAAGTTGACGAAGAGTTAGCAACAGATCTTTATAATAATTACAAAAGAGCTAGAACTTCAGCATTAAAGTCTATTAAAGATAAAGGCTTTATGGTTGATACCGATGGATCTATTATTAAAGTCCCAATACTAGAGTCACAAACTGCTAACTATTTGCCTTTAATGGATTTTGATGTAATGGATGACCTATTAAAGCGTAACGCTTCTGCATTTAAATTGATTGGTAATACTAAAAATAGAGTATTCAATGTTTTAGACTTAGTACAAGATTACTTTAAAGCAGCCGTATTGCTTCGTTTAGGTTATACTATTCGTAATACAGTTGATTCATCTTTGCGTATTGCTGGTTCAATAGGTGCATATGCTCAATTACGTCATCTAGGTCCTGGACTTAAAAATGTTCTTACTGATAAGGTAGCAACTCCTGCTAGATTAATTGATAGATACCGTGCAGTTGATGCCAATATGACTCTTGCTCAAGTTCAAAAATCAAGCAATAAGGTTATTGATGAACTTAAAGATCTTAAAACTAAAATAGCCGTAGCAGAAGGTAAGCTAGTACTAAACCCAGATGACTTAGATTTAGCTGGTGAGTTAAATACATTTAAACTTTTACAAGAAGAGAAACAAGCTGTATACCAGCACTATGCGGATGTACTTAACAGAAATCCAAAAGCAACAGGTAAGAAAAGTATTGGTACTGGTTCTTATAGAGTAACCACATCTGACGGTCAGGTCTATGATCTTGACGATGCTTTTGGTGGACCATTAGGAGATATGTTTAAGCGTATTGCATCATCTGGTAATTCTTTTGAGCGTATGGTTGATAGTAATACTGATCTATATAGACGTAGTCTTTCATCTAAAGGTATTGGTGCAGTTAAGCCTACTGATCCAGCATACTTTAATCAATGGGCGCAGACTCTGCGTACACAATTTGGTAACTCTGCTGTAGCAAATAAAATTATTAAAGGTGAATCATTAGAAGATATTACTCGCTGGCTAAAAAGTTCTGCTGAGGGAAGAGATTTAAGAAGAAGACTTGCTATAAACTCCGATGGTGCTGCAGAGTATGTAAGTAAGGTTAATGGATTCTTAGATCAGTATTTACCAATATCATCTAATCTTAGAGATAAAATTAAAACTGTTACTGCAGAAGATTTAAGATCAACCTTTAAAGATCCCACAACTTTACCTATTATTCACGGTCACGTTCTTAAAGAGAATCTAGATAATGTTTCTGAAATACAAAGTAAGGGAGTTATAAACTCTTTATTTAAGTTACTAGCAACTATGCCTGAAGATGCTTTTGCTAGAAATCCTGTGTATGTTCATCTATATCGCCAAGAGGCTAGACGTAGATTAGATATTATGTCAGGATTAAAAGGTGATATTGTAAGTGTAGCTGACCAACAATTGATTATGTCACAAGCTCATAAGGTTGCTCTAAGAGATATGAAGAGTATCCTATTTAATATTGAGCGTAAGACCAATCTTGCTACCGCTATGAAATATATTAACCCATTCTTTTCAGCACAGGAAAATGCTTATAAGACTTGGATGAAGTTAGCAGCAGCCGATCCATCTATATTAAACAAAGGTTATTTAATTTGGCAATCACCTAATAGAGCAGGTCTTGTAACAGATGAAAATGGTGAGCAAGTTCCAGTAGGTCAAACATCGGGTAGTGATACTATCTGGTTAGATTTACCTAAAGGTATAACTAAAATACCAGGTCTTGAAACTTTAACTAGAATGGGTATTCCTAAAGGATCTCTAGATATTATATTTCAAGGTGGATTAGATGTACTCTATAACACTGGTAATCCAAATCTATTTGCCGATATATTTCCAGTAGGTCCTTATGTTGGTGTTACTGTTGCTGAAATAACTAAGAATCAGCCAACATTACAAGATTCATTAAAGGGTATGTTTCCTTATGGTTTACCTAAAACTCCGCTATCCGCCTTCCTGCCACCTTGGTTCCAAAGACAATTAACTGCTAATGCAGAATTGGAAGACCCACAATTTGCTAGAACATATCAATTGATTTGGAAAACAGAACAACAAAACGCAAAGCGTGAGGGTAGACCAGCAGTCAGACCTGAAAAAATTATGGATATGACTAAGGATTACTGGAGGATGCGTACCTTTGCAAGTTTGATTATGCCATTTGCTCCTCGCTTTGATAGTCCTTACCAGTATTATTTAAATAAATCTAGAGAGTATAAGAGAATCTACGGCTTAGATGCTGATGCCAAGTTCTTAAATGATTATCCTGAGTACTTTGCTTTTTCATCAAGCCTATCTAAAAACCCTACTGGTATTCAGTCATCAACAGTAGCTGCAGAAAATAGTAAGAAGTATGGAAAGTTAGTATCTGAATTAAGTACTATCAATCCTAAGTTAATTGGTCTAGTAACTAATGATCCAACAGGATATAACTTCTCTCAGGCTGCTTATAATTTCTTGTACAAGAAGAAAGTTTCACCAGATTCACCACAGACTTTCTTATCATCACAGAGTCCTGCTGAAGCTGAGAAACAAAATGAAGCTGAAAAGGGTTGGATTCAATATAATAAAGTAGCCGACTTTATTGATAATCAATTACAAAAAAGAGGTTTGTCTAGTACGCAGCAAAATGGTGCTGAAGATCTAGCCTACATAAAACAAGAATTTATTAGAAAACTTGCAGTTCAAACAGATGCTGAAGGTAAACCTTTGTTTGACAATAAGACCGGACAATATGTTCAGACTGCTTGGTA